GCCATCTGGCTCGCGCTCGATCTGATCACTGCTCAGCTTGGTCTTGAGCACCATGTCAGGGTCATGCACCAGATCAGCTAGTGCTGTTACTGCTGGCGTGACGAGTTCAAGTTCGCGGACGCGGGACTCAAGTTCTGTGATGCGCTGGTCCTTTTGCGCCGTCGCCTCACGGTACTGCTGCTCCAAAGCTTGTCTTGCTTCGGAGTATTTACCTTGCGATTCAAGTTCGGATTGCTCAGCGCGTCGCTTGAACTCAAGTAGCTCATCGACATCAACGCCATCCGGTAACTTCTTTGATTTAGCCGTGCGCAATTCAGCAATCAGCTCTTGGTTCTTGCGTTCCAGTGCTTCGATACTGCGTTGCATTGCATCAGTAGCCGCAGGCTCCTGAGTTTGATTCTCTTCAGACATGCTTATCCCGCAGGGATATAGTGCGTCCCTAGGTTATCACTTCTTCTTGGGCTTCGGCTTCTTGGCGGTTTTAGCAGATGCCTTAAATGCAGCAGCAGATGGCCTGCCAGCTTCACCTTTACGCGCCATGCGCTCCTTGCTGCCAGCTTCAATGCGCTCGCGCTTGGCAGCGATGTTGGCGTATAGACCAGGCTTCTTAGGCATCACTTCTTACCCTTTGGCTTGCGTGACTTGCCGGCTTTTGACAGCGCGATTGCGATTGCCTGCTTTTGCGGCTTGCCCGACTTCATCTCCGACTTGATGTTGCCCGAGATCGTCTGCTGTGATTTGCCCTTCTTTAGCGGCATAACGCCATTCCTCAATACCTAGCAGCAGGTTAGCGCCGTCTGCTGTTGCCCATCCTTTATCGGTGTAGATCGCCGGCACCCATGCCTCACCTACTAGCACCTCAACAGGATCGCTGCTGATGCCGGAGGGCGTGAAATGCCGCAGGTTAGGCAGGGTCATATCGATCTTGTAGATCCTTCAAGGTTAACTCAGAGCCATCATCACGCACCAGCTTGGCGATGGCAGCATCGGGGCCGTACTTATCCGCCAATCTACGGAAGTAGGGCGCCTTGCTGCCTAATGCCTGCTGTTGACGCGCCAGCACGTCTGCATTGGTTTCACCTGGCATCTTGTCTTTAAGCCATTTGCCGTATGTGGTGTTGATTGGCACCTGGCCATTCTTGCTAGCTCTGGTTGCCGTGGTTGATGGCGGCAGGATGTCAGGGTCGATTATCGGCACTGTCGTTGACCGGCAGTTGAAGTGCTGCGGCGGCATTGGGCCCTTGCCATATTCAAACTCTCGACCATCCAATGCACGACAAATGCTGCTGGTGCGGGTATCCAGTGTTGCCACATAGCGATACTTCTTGGTGATGTCTTGGTTGGCTTCATATACCTGCTGGCTGGCGGTGTTTGCAACTTGATTGATGCTGGTGCGGACCAGCGTGATGATCTGATTGTCCGCTACGGCTGTTGCTTGTCCGCCTGCTGCTACCAGTTGCCGGACAGTCTTGGCTTCCTCGCCAAATTGCAAGTTACCAATCAACCGCTTGGCGATGCTTAGTGTGGTTTCACCTGTCAGCAAACCTTGCCGTACCACTTGGCTAAACCGCTCAGCTTGATCAACGGCGATGCCACGAAATGCCTTGGTGATCACCTCACCGTTAGGCAACGTAATAGTGGCACCTTTGGCAGCGGTCAAGTTAAACACACCAGTGCCAGCTTGACGTGCTAATGCTTCCGCGCCTTCTACCGCTGCAAACAGGTCATCGCTAAGCGCCACCACGTTGAGCTGCGTCGGGTCAGTTGTAACCACGCTCTGCGCAAACTGCGGGCTAATTTCAACGGTGCGCACTGCATCACGGCTACCAACCGGCAATGCCTTACGCAACTCTTTAGTTACAAACTCTGACTGCAACTCCGCTAACCCTTGCAGTTCCGTTGCAGTTAGCTCGGTTGCATCACCTGCCCATCCTGCTAATGACTGCTTGAGTTGCGCCAAGATACCACGCAGCCTGGCTGCTTTATCTGGTGCGGCTAAGTCATCAATGACGCGCAACTGGTTGACGCTATCTATGATGATATCGTTATACGCATTGATTACACGCCTAGCCACGCTGTTACTGTAGCGATTAAGGTCTATTGCATTGCGGTATAGCGACTCTGGTGTGCTCATTGCATGATGCCCAAGTCTGCAGCGGCATACCCTGATCGGATGCTGACATTAGCGCCGCGCTGTAGTGCGCCGCTAACCACCGCAGCAAATGCGTCATAACCGTTCTGGCCATCTTCCATCAGCACCATCTCATCCACCTCATCAGGCTTGCCGTCTACATACCAGCTAACGCGCACGATCGCTAGTATTTCTTCTGGCAATGCGCTGACATGGTAATCAAGCTCCTGGTGTCTCGGTTTGCTCGGTTCGATCATCACTGCCACGTCGATCAACCAACTGATTAGGTGGTCCAGCAGGTCGTAGATCCATTCCCGCATTTGATGTGGCATCTAGTTCTTCCTCAACGTCGAAGTCATCACCTAGCACCTCGCCATCAGACAATTGCTGTAGCAAAGTTTCTTGGGTGATGGTCCCCGCAGTGTAAAGCTGCAACAGGCTGTTGATCTCCTGCGGGTCGAGCCTGGTGCCCATAAAGTCACGGTTGACGCGGCTGCTACCGGCGGCTTCATTTTGGCCGAGGTACTGCGCATGAAACTGCAAGCAGTTGTCGATCATGTCTTGCATGTTCTGCGCAATCACCATCATGGTGCTGTCACCTTGACTGCGGTTAATGCGCTTGGCTTCGGCAGTTTCAGCCGTTAACTTCTGGCCTAGCACTGCTGATAGCCCTAACTCATTGATCTGCGCGGCAAGCGCTTCTAGCCGCTGGAATTGATATTGAAAACTGACGCCACCTGGCTCGATGTACTCGGCGCGGCCTTCAGCAGGAAATGCAATAGCTTCGCCGGGACCTGCTGATACCTCTTCAGCGCTTGATGGGAAGCCGTAAAAGGCCAGCATCGGCACTGCTGAGATGTGTAGCTGGTTGTCGAGGTCTGACTGGATCTGATAGGTCTTTAGGTTCAGCTCTGCAATATCTTCCAGCGGTGGCCGTGACTCCATAAAGCCAAGCCGGTTGGAGTAGGCAATGCTGAACGGGATCTCGCTAAGGCTGGTGCGGCCATCATCTACGACGCGGAAGTCACCCTTGTCATCCTTCTGGTGAATCTCATATTCACCAGGCGTCAGTACCCGCACTTGCTGCACCAGCTTCTCGCCGTATAGGCCATCAGGGACACTGGCTACCTCCTGCAGCCTGAGCATTGTTAGCTGCTGCTTACCTTCCTTTGCTTCAGTGCGCCAGCCAAGGATCTGCCGTGGCGTATATGTCACCCAATAGGGTCTACCGCCATCAGCAGGTGCATCCACCAATGTACCAACGTGGCCATAACGGACCATTTTGCGGGCTGCTTCATATGTCCAGACGTTGAGGTCATTACCGTTGAGGTCAACATCAAATAGCTGCTCAGTGATGGTGTCGCTGGTATCAACCAACCGCACCGGCTTGCGCGTCAACATGCCAGCCAGCAACCGCTCAAGGCGTTGGTAGTACGGTGGGCATACGCTACGGGCTAGGCGGTTGTCGTAGGACTCATCCTGCTCGCGTGGCTCCTGCGGTAGGTAGCGGCGATGCTTCTGCCGCATCCCAAAGGTGCCCTGCAGTAGATCTTCGATCAAGATCCAGTGGGCTTCCTGCGCGTACCAGGCGGTGTTTGGGTCTTGAACGCGAGCTACCTTGCGCTCTGTAAGAGGACGGTCGTATGCGCCAAGGCCCGAATACATGTTCTACGTCAAGCTGCTGTCAGTGTAACGCTGTTACGGCTCACCTTAATCTCAAACTCATCACCAGGCTTAAATGCTTCGGTGATGTATGCACTGCCGACCATTAGGTTGCCGTTGAATTGCACCTTGGTCTTGTAGCTAAGTTTGCGGCCTGCTTTTTTGGCTGACGTAAGCGCGATCCCCTTGGCTTCCAGCAACGCTTCATAAAAAGCAGTGAAATTAAGGCGCTCACTACCGTCTTTTTTGAGACTCAAGTATCCGCATTCGCGAACAAGCTCAGATTTGGAAGCGTCGCCAAGTTCCTTGACTTTAGCGAGCAGTTCGGATCCGGTCAGCATTGGCTAGTGAATGGTAAGCCTGGTCAATATAGCCTTATACCCGTGCCACGTCCAGCCCCTGCATGTAGTGGGTTGAACTCACGCCAGATAACGTAACCCAATGCATCATTCATGTGGTCGTAGCCGCCATCCTTGTCCGGGTCGCCTTTCTCGCTGTAGCTCTGCAGCTCTAAGCATTCGATCACCTTGCGGCAGGTGGCTGCGATGGTGAGCCTGACTTGACCTTTGCCATTTTCCAGCAAAGCCTGAACAGCAGCCACGCGATCACGAACGCCAGGGTTGCTTTTAGGTGATTGGTTGCTGAAGCCATAGGACTCCAAGATTTGAATATCGGTTTGGCTTGCATTGGTGCTGCGGTTGCCGCCGCTGGCATCGGGGTATGCGTAGATGCGGTGATCGGGGTAGCGGCGCTTGATCTCCTGTGCCAAGGCGTCGGTGTCATGAGCGCCAGAGATTTCATCAATCACTAGCAGGCTGTTGCTTTGCCTAATAGCAATGACAGCAGACATGTTGCCCACGTTGAAGTCAACGCCAACGCGCAGCGGTTGCTCGCTGATATCCGGCATATCGGTGATGATGTGCTTAGCGCGATCAAAGCGGTCATATACCTGGCCAGTGGTGAGGTTGACAAATTCACCATCGAGGTATGCGCGTAGCAGTTGCGGGTCGTAGTTGGCCTGCAGGCGCTCGATGAAGTCCGGCGGTAGGTGTGGGTTATCAGCAGTGCGCATCTTGATCAGCTTGCGGTCAGTGCGCTGCTGGGCGTCATCACTGCCGAAGGTATTCCACATCCAGCGGAATCCTTCTGGTGTGCTGGCCGCGGCAAACTGCCTGACATTGCCAGACCGCAAGCGACCAAGGATCTTAGGAAATGCCTTGTTGGCGATGGCAGGTGTCACGGTGTCGATCTCATCCGCTAGCACCCATGCAAGGTTGAGGCCAATGATGCGTGACCAATTCTCAAAGCTGCGGCACAGGATCTTGGTGTCACCGCCAGGCAGGTGCAGCATATACTCGGGCAGCGGGCTAGCGCGGAAGGTATACGGAATGTCGTACGCCTCTAAGAAGTCGTCGAAGTCGTTCTGCCAAATGTCGCGTATCAATGGGCCAGTGGGCTCCATCACTGCGCCGATAAAGCCTTGATTCGCTGCAGCCAGCATCACCGCCTTAGCGCATAACGCCCTAGTCTTACCGGCGCCATAACCAGCCGAGATGCCAATGATCTGCGTTGCGGTGTCATCGACAAAGGCAAGCTGACCAGGGTGCAGGTCGGCGCGGATGCTTACCAGCAGCTCATCCATGGATGCTGCTGTAGGCATCTCCATAAAACTAAGCAACGGCGTATTTTCGCAGATGCCAGCAACAAGGCTCACGACATCTCAAACCGCAGCAGCCGTGCTTGCTTGTCTAGTGCTATCAGCGCGGTGTTGATTTGGTCCTTATCAGCAGCGCGACGCTCGTATTCAAGCAACCTAGCCAATGCTGACTCCATCCACTGAGGGCGCGCTAGCTCAGCGTCAAGGGTTAACAACTGACGAGCGCGGGCAATGTAAACATCGGTTTGGCGATCTCCAACTCCCCAGTTTTCCGCCGCAAATTGAATAATTTGCTTCCTGCTGTAAGCGCGCAAGAGCAAGTCATAAACAGCATTTGTACGCTGCTCTGACTCTGAGTTGTTGCACTTGCGCGCCACTGTTTTCAACTACGAATTTGCACAGGCATTATCAGATAAGTCTGATCTGGTGCATTGGTTGGCGTCAATACTACAGGAGTAGTTGAGCCATTTGCTGACAGTGTAATGGTTTCTGAAGACCTAAATGCTTTTAGGCCATCTAGGAGGTAGTGCACGTTGAAGGCTAGGGCAAGCTTGCCAGCCTTGCCGGTGTATTTGATGGCTTCGGTGCCGTTGCTGCCGTCGGAGTCGGCAGTGATAACCATGGTGTCCTTGTCGCCGATTAGCAGGTTGACGACGGAGTTGTGAGCTTCGGCAATAAGTGCTACACGCTCAAGGCATCGCGCAAAGCGATGACGGTCAAGGGTGATGGCGTGCTCAAAGGTTGGCGGGATGAGCTTGGCTACGTCGGGGTAGGTGCCATCAAGGATGCGGCTGTAGATGGTGATGCCATCGCCTGCGTCGATAACGGCCTGACCAGCGGCTGCAGCAATGCCCACGGTGCGATCCTGCAACAACTTCATGGTGCTGGCTGGCAGGGTGAGGTTAATGCCATCGGGTAGCGCTACTGGCAGGCGGATAAGGCGATGCCCGTCGGTGGCTTCCATGTAGCCATCTGCTAGGTGGATGCCCTGCAGCACTTGCTTGGATGCATCGCTGCTAGCAGCAACCAGGCAAGCGCGTACGCCAGCGGTGATGTCTAGATCAGCGCTAGCAGCCTCTACAACCGGCATTGCGGGGTAATCGGCAGCATCGGACACCGCAAGGCCATACGAGCCCCCAGGAGCGCTCACAGCGCCATCTGTGATGTCCACAGCCTCGCCATCGTCCATGCGGCTTACAAGGCCAGCTAGAAGCCGATATGGCAGCGCTACGGCGCCGGCAGTATTAACCACGGCTGGAATGGTCACCGTGATGCCTAGGTCGAGGTTGTAGCCGGTGATGGTGACATTGCCACCGCCAGCAGTGATGAGGCAGCAGTCAAGGATCGGGTGTGAGCTGCGGACACCTACTGCAGGTGCAATGGTGCGCAGTGCATGGTCTAGATCAGCTTGCGAGATTGTGAGCTTCATTGAG